AAGAGATTGCTGAAAAACCAGGCACAAGTGGATTTGCAGAGGCAAGAAACTCTAAGAACGATGAACTTCACATTGTAATTGTTGATGATAGTGGTAAAATTACTGGAACAACAGGTGCAATTCTTGAGAAGTTTGCATTCTTATCCAAAGCAGATGACGCGAAAGATTCATTCGGTTCAAGAATATTTTACAAAGATGTGATCAAAGAACAATCAGATCAAATCTTTATCGGTATCTCAACAGGAAACGGATCAATTGCATCTGGTATTCAAACTGCATTCAATCCAACATCAACAGATAATACTTGGGGTCAAGATGCAGAGGGTGTTCAATTCAACTTTGTTGGAAACAAACTCTATGAACTACAAGGTGGTAAAGACTACTCTGGTGTAAGCACAGAGGGTGGTTACTCTTGTTCACTTGGTTCAATCATTGGTGGTTACGAACTCTTTGAAAATGAAGCTGAATTTGCAGTTAACTTCTTACTTCAAGGCCCTGGCATCGTAGGTAGTGAAGCAGAATCACAGGCAAAAGCAAACAAATTGATTGCAATTGCAGAACAAAGAAAAGATTGTCTTGCAGTTATCTCTCCAAACAGAGAAACAACTGTAAACGTCACAAGTGCAAAGACACAAACAGATAACGTAGTTAGATTCTACGATCCAATTACATCATCATCATTCGCGGTATTTGACTCAGGTTACAAGTATCAGTTTGATAGATTTAATAACAAATTCCAATTCTTACCATTAAACGGTGACATTGCTGGACTAATGGCAAGAACATCTGAGGAACAGTTCCCTTGGTTCTCACCCGCTGGCCCTCAAAGAGGAAACATACTTAACAC